TTAGCCGACACGATACACCTCTTTGGCGCGCGTGGTGAACGCCTGCACCATATTGGCGGCCAGCTCTTTAAAGATGCGACCAAAAGCCATTTCAATCAGCTTGTTGGTGAACTCAAAATCGAGATGAAATTCAATTTTGCACGCATCCGGGCTGAGCGGAATAAACTTCCAGCCGCCAATCAGCTTTTTGAACGGCCCATCGACCAGGCTCATTAGAATACTCTGGTTATCGGTCAGCGTATTACGCGTCGTGAAAGTCTTGCTGATGCCGGCCTTGGACACATCAACCGCCGCCGTCATTTGCGTCGGCCCGGCCTCCAGCACTCGGCTACCGGTGCAGCCAGGCAGGAAATCGGGATAGGACTTCACATCATTTACGAGTTGATACATCTGTTCCACGCTGAAAGGCACCAGCGCAGTACGGCTAATCTGAGGCATAGCAGGTTCCACATTTAAACACGGGACAAATAATATCATTTATCTGCTGCTAAAAAAAACGCTGTACCATAACTCGTGCTAAGATAGCCCATTACGCCTCGCAGGAAGGATTGAGGTAACAATGTTTAGAACTAGCGATGACTTCAGGACATTATGACTAAGAAAAAAGCCCACAAACCTGGATCAGCCACCATTGCGCTGAATAAACGCGCCCGTCACGAATACTTTATCGAAGATGAATACGAGGCAGGCCTCGCGCTGCAGGGTTGGGAAGTGAAATCTCTGCGTGCCGGCAAAGCCAACATCGGCGATAGCTATGTCATTCTGAGAGATGGCGAAGCCTATCTTTTCGGCGCCAACTTTACGCCAATGGCGGTCGCCTCCACGCATTACGTTTGCGATCCGACCCGTACCCGCAAGCTGCTGCTCAATCAGCGCGAGCTCGATGCGCTATACGGCCGCATCAACCGCGAAGGTTATACCGTCGTCGCCCTGTCGTTGTACTGGAAGAACGCCTGGTGCAAAGTGAAAATCGGCGTGGCGAAAGGTAAGAAACAGCACGATAAGCGCACCGATGTGAAAGATCGTGAATGGGCGGTCGATAAGGCGCGCATCATGAAGAACGCCGGCCGGTAATCCCCCCTCTCTGCGGGCCAGCTCCCTCTGGCCCCATGCTATATTGCTGTTGTCGCTGCTTTTTCACTCGATATGCCGCCAGAATCCTCGCTTCGGGGGCTGGTAACCACCTTCACAAATCTGTTATACTTCAAGTACACATTGGGGCTGATTCTGGATTCGACGGGATTCGCGAAACCCAAGGTGCATGCCGAGGGGCGGTTGGCCTCGTAAAAAGCCGCAAAAAAATAGTCGCAAACGACGAAAACTACGCTTTAGCAGCTTAATAACCTGCTTAGAGCCCTCTCTCCCTAGCCTCCGCTCTTAGGACGGGGATCAAGAGAGGTCAAACCCAAAAGAGATCGCGCGGATGCCCTGCCTGGGGTTGAAGTGCTAAAACTAATCAGGCTAGTTCGTTAGTGGCGTGTCTGTCCGCAGCTGGCGTGCGAATGTAAAGACAAACTAAGCATGTAGTACCGAGGATGTAGGAATTTCGGACGCGGGTTCAACTCCCGCCAGCTCCACCACTTTTGATAGGACTGCAACCTGATAGAGACAATAAAAACAGTCACTTACAGACACTGACCAGACAGTAGGCAGACCTAAAAAAGACAAAATAATGCACGTAATATGCACGTGCACTTCCTAAAAACCCCAGATTTCACAGTCTGGGGTTTTTCTATATGTAAATAAAGGTAACAAAAATATACAGCTAAAAATGCATAGACACCAGACATACACTGGATATACTTACAGCGCCAACTGTATATCCAACCAGTAAAAAGGAGAGTGATATGTACGTGGAATTAGTGTATGACAAGCGCAATGTGCAGGGTTTGGCGGGAGCTCAGAAAATCATACTGACTGAGCTGACAAGGCGGGTACACCGGATTTTCCCGGATGCAGAAGTGAAAGTTAAGCCGATGCAGACTAACGCGTTAAACAGCGACTGCACGAAAACAGAGAAAGAACGGCTTAACCGTATGCTTGAAGAGATGTTTGAAGAATCTGACATGTGGCTGGTTGAGGAATAACCCTGCATGGACAACATCATCATTTCAGGCGTCCGGATCTACTTCCCTAAGCCGGGAGAAAAACTTCCACAACCTCCAGATACCATGCCTACTTTTGCAATCAGGGGAACTGTTGATTCCCGTTGTTGCCTTCTCGGCTTCCTGCAAAATTCATGGGTGGTGTTGTCCCTTCCAGAGTTTGAACATTCAGGCAAAGCAATAATGGCTGCTGTAAGACAGGGGAAGAATCAATGGCGATAATATCCAACTGTTTAATAAAAAACAATTTGGTGGATGAACATATAAAACTCAGTGGTTAATATCCAGTCGTTGTCTGTTGCAGGCAACTTGCGTTTTCTTTGTTTAGCAAGTGCTTTGACGCTGGCACCCACCAGCGTTTTTTTTGAATTATGGCAGGAAGCATTGAACCCGCTTAGAGTTTGTTCGTCGCTACTTTGAGAGATGCTTTCTGCCACCAATAATGGCGAAGCGTGGGATATTCTCCTGACGGCATCGGGTCATCATATCGCGTCTTTGCCACCCATTATGACGGAAGCATGATAGTGTCTCCTCTGAACGCGCAACCAGAGAACCTCGTCAGTCGTGCTTCCGTCACCAATACAACTGTAATTGGTTCACGATTTATGATGTGTTTTTTTAAACAGACCAGATAATGCAAGAATCAAACGACCGTAATACTATCGGCATGCCTCCACCTCAAAGGTATGGCATAATAACTATAATTAACAGGTCTCTAAAATGGATTGGCCCGTATTGTCGGGCTTTTTTTTGAATTATGGCGGTATGCATCTCGTTGCTTAAAAGTAAGTTCGTCGCTTCTTAAAATAGATGCACACCGTCGCCCACAATGACAGAAGCCTAAATTAACCCAACTGATGGAACTGCCATCCAACGCAATAGTCATCACAGATGCTGTGATGAATTTCAGCAGAAAAAAACAATTGTAACTATTTTGTAATGCCAACAACCTTTTTTTGTTCTTAGTGTCTAATAAAAGACAATAAACACCTCTAGGAACAATATGACATTTTTAATCATCTCTGGCGTATCAGTAACCTTACTTGCAATGACGATACTTGGTCTGATTCTCGTATGGGGCGGTATCTCCAACATCCCTGACGATTATTGATTTTCAAGGGTTTACCACTAACAACCGGAAAAGCTTTGCAAATCGTCACTCCTATCCCGATTACATTTGCCACCTGCTGCCGGGTGGCTCCGTTCGCTAGCATCCCACAACTGCCGAGGACATGACTAGACGACAGTCTCCGACTCTCACATGCTTTCTTGCAGCAGCTAACCCTGCCCGGAACACTTGACTATCAAATCACTGCTAATCCTCAGCATCAGATAGTTACTGCAAGTCCAACCGGGTAACTCTTGCATACGGTTACCGGGTGGGTTCCCTTCACTTCAACAGAACAGAATACCCACACAAACAATGATCGTTTTCACCGATCGATTCAATGCTATCGATCTGCCATAACAATTACCAAAACCATAAATAGGCCTTTAGACTATCTACATCACGAAGACAATCCGAGATGGCGAAACTGATAGCAACAGAATCCCTCTCTGAACACTAACGTCCGTTGACAGGATTTCACTACTACGTTAACCCAGTTATTCTTTACAGGAAGTTCAAAATGCTACTCCAGATATCGGCTATTATTGTTGTTTGTTCCCTTTTTTTTTATTTTTCCTTTACCGTTTTTTGGCAAAAAATGTGCATATTGTGGCAAACTCCGTCCCGCACTATTTTGGTTATTTTCACTGGATAAACATTATTGCGATGATTGCCTTGACAAATTCAATGCCGACATCAGAAATAAAAAAAACATGTAAGTCTCAGAGTGTGGTCACCAGAGACACCTGTAATTCAATGAGTATCTCTGGATTGTGGAGAGCAATCTCTGTTTAATTTTTACGATTCATACTATAGCGACAGGTTTTTCCGGAAGTCCTGCCTCTGGCAAATCCTCCGCTTTAATCCGGCTCAGTAATACGCTGTATTTTTCCCATGCAGCCAGGCTGTTCTTTTCTTCATTCGTTGCAATTCCAAGACGAACCGTACGTTCCAGAATTTTTATAACAGACTCAGCCTCGGCTATTAACTGGTCTAAGTTCGCCTGATAATTGACTGGGACCGCGACAATCGAGTTCCCGTTATATCGCCATCCACCATTAATATTAAATCCGTCCGGTACAGATTTAGTATCCACTTCCGCTACGGACATATTAACCGGCCACAGCGCAGAAACATCGTAGTCAGCACTGCGAATAACTCCATCGTCAGTGTATGCGATTTTTAAACATGCAGGGTTGAATTTCTCCTGTGACTCATACCAGTCATTGCCGTTAACATCCTTCAGATAAAGGACATTTGCCGCTTCTTTTTTTTCCGGGGTATACAGAGTGAGTTCTTTTAATTTCATTGTATTTATCCTGCAATTGTGCGCCATGCGCCGTTGATTAATATCTGAGTGGGTTTGTATTGAATAGTGTCATCAACTGGCGCGTCACCTTCGACGTACCATCCGGTAAACGCACACCCACCGGGAACATAGTTCCAGGCACCACGCTTTAAAACGATAGTTCCGGGAGACCCCTGACGCACATCCCGAACAAACGTCGAGTTAACGTAGTTCAAAGTGGAATTATTCAACTCAGTAATTGCATCCCACAACCACTGACCATTAGCATTCCACCGGGTGCCCCAAATGTTGCCATCACCGGTTAAATACGCATTACCGGCATACACATCATGGGCACGCACATTACCTTGTGCTTTAAAATCCCCGCTACCACCGTCAAATGCAAAGGTGGTATCAATACCAAAGCCAACAATATGTAGAATCACCTCATTGGTAGTGCCAACATATTCACGATAAAACAGTTTAGCGGTCGCACCTGCCGGGTCTGCCGTTCCCCCGCGCCCTAATAAACGCCAGCAATAAGCCTCTGAGGTGACATACTGACCATTTGAAACTGCGCCGGGGTTCGGTTCATCAATCATGACGCGTTTGTCTTCGAGATAAACCTCCTCGTTAAAGGTGGTTTTCCCGGCAACCGTTAATTCCCCTTTGATGTTGACTTTGCCATCTTTATTAGCCGTGACCAGATTTACGACGCCTGTTGGTGTTGCAGGTGTCGGTTGCGCAGTCTGATTCACAATCGGGTCATACGGCTTGAAGAAATCAGGGAAACTCTGCTGACCAACCATCATCAGACCAGCCACCGCCGTCTGTGTTTGTACCCACAAATCATACTTCGTGCCATCATTCGGATTAGCTGCAACTATCGCACTCACGATAGACGAACCTTTAGCCTCGTCAGGGCGATAGTACGTAAGTGTACAGCCCGGTGCTTTTTTGTCCGTACCGATGATGTCAATCATGACGAAACCAGTCTGTACGGCCATGCCCACATCATGACTGTTTGAGCCATAGATGGTCAGAATTGCCCGCCCAAACTGAATTTTGGAGTCAATCACACCAATCCTGTTCCATGAACTATTCATGACCGTCAGTGACTTGTAGACGTCCCAGATACTGGATGGAGCCTGACGGTTTAATGCATAGCTGCTCAGGTCGTTGTCTACCGGAAACCCGATAGGCCCGGTCATCGCCCCGCCAGAGGTTAGCAGAAAGTCACCTTCATCATGACCAGCAGCAGAGCCCAGCTCCAGATTTTTACGGGACTGCGCCACATCCGCCACATCGGAGAGATTGGCATCCTGGCGCAGGAAAAGCCCGTCCCCCGTGGCGACCTTAAGTTCAATATCAGCGGTTTCATTTACCGCCAGGCGAAACTGTAATTGGACACTCACACCACTTTCAGGTTTTTCAATTGCTGCGCAGTTCCCGACGGCATACAGTTCTCCGCTCTCTGTCAGAAGGCCCACTTCACGGACGGTAAAACCGCCGATATCAGCAGGCAATACCAGCTGCGCAATAAACTGATTATCCTGCTCCGGGGAAACCGCCAGCGAAGATATTGCACCGCGATAAACCTCATGAACAAGGGTAGTGTTTACCGGGTCTGGCGTGACCGCTTGCCCGTTCCCGTCGCCAATCACAAAATCCTTCAGGATTACCGGCTTCCCGCTGGCCGCGGATTCGGCTTCAAGCGCCTTTCCGCGGTTTGTCAGTATGCTGTAATATTTCTCAGACATTTTCTGTTTTTACCTCAATCACAATATCGATATAGCTGGTCACGGCACCACCCACATAGCAGTTACCGTTTGAGCCCAAATCAGCGATGACATCAATCCCACTCAGCCAGCTGCGTAAGTTTTTGGCTTTATCCACCTGCCGGCGGATCCTGCTGTAAAGCGCAGCATCAATTCCCTGCTGACTGTAAACCTCAATCCGGAAGGTATAGGGGGCCTTACGGGGCGTTTCTTCCCACCATTCAACAACCGTGGTTGGCAGACTGACGGCACTCAATGAACGCCTCACTGCGCCGGCGGTCCCCCTGTGCTGGTGTACATAAGCTGCATCACGGATAACCTGCCTTTTTTCCTGCTCCGTCCAGCTGTCATCCCAGAAGTCCACGGCGAATTCCCAGGCCAGCCACGGCAACAAATGGAGCGGGCAGGTGTCCGGATTTTTCACTTTCCACACCATATCAGTGTCAAGGGCCCGGATCTGTTCCCGTCCGGCCTGCTCCTGTGCTCTCTCCTGGTGAAGTGATGCAGGAGGAAGCAGGGAGCGAAATTTATCGTCCACCTGTCGCCTCCTGTTTTCGGGTCACATTGATGGCGGTACACCACGGCGCCTTCCCGGCTTCCGGCTCGATATCCGCGACCGGGCTGCTCAGCCGTACCCTGACCACCCCCGCCTGTCTCAGTGCGGCATAAAATGCATCCAGCGACACCAGCATTCTGATTCTGTGCGACAGTTCGGTGTACGACGTCACCACCCTTATCGCATTCTGAAGCACAGTCTGCGCGTCAGGGCCATCCGGGATTTCCAGCTCAGCCGTAACCTCATAAGGAATGTTCTCGGCACTTTTCACGCTGACAAAATCCGTCAGCGGGCGTACCTCGTCAGCGTTCAGGGTACACGCAACCTTTTCCAGCAAGGGTTGCGGTGCAACGCCATCACCCGAACGGGAAAGCACATACACATCCACTTCACCCGGCCGGCCATGCGTCTCCGGGCCATAGGCATCAGCATCCAGAACGTCAGCGCCCGCAGATTTGGCAAAAAAACGGTAAGCATTACGCGCGCCGGCAGTGTTCAGTTGCGCCCAGGACAACTGGATACGCTCACGAAAAGCATCATCATCTTCCAGTACCGCCTCAACGGGAGGTACCGCCTCGGGATCGTCTGGCGTGGTAACAAACCGCTGGACGTTAAAAGCCGCGCCAATCTGATCCAGATCGTTCCCCTGAGCACTGGCAAGAAATACCGCTCTGACCGCATCGTTCACGCGCTGGAAAGCGAGAGTCAGCTGATAAGCATTAACCTCGCCCTGTTTGTACGTTGGGTCAGACTCCACCAGCGCATCAAACGTCGAATCGAGTGCCCGAAGACGTGCCAGCCAGCGAGAAAAAATAGTGGCCGCATCCGGTACCACAATGGCATCAGGAACGGCCAGTTCAGACAGGTTAATCACGTCATAGCTGCTTGCCATAAACGGGTATGCCTCCAGTGGTTACAGGTGAATGATTCTCTTTATTGATTCCCTCTATATCGACGATGCACCCGGAATCATTATCCGGAAAGGAGACCAAAACACGGGTGACTTTCAGCCGTGGCTCCCATCTGGCAAGCGCCGATGCCGTCGCGGCAATGATCCGTAACCGGGTGAGGTCATCACGTGGATTGTCCACTAAGGCAAACAAATCACTGCCGTAATCCCGAACCAGCACCCGGCTACCGACAGGCGTATTCAGTATGTCGCTCACCGACTGGCGCAAATGCGCAGCACCGGACAGACGTTTGCCAGTCCGGCAGTTCACACCGTTCATCATGATTTCCCGTATGGTTTCGCCGTGAGGCGGAGAGTTAGCCGAAGTAATCCGGGCTGGTCTTACCTTTGCCGCTGGATTTTTTTGCTGGTTTGGTCGGTTTATGAATATCCACCACCAGATTCCAGGTATAACTGAGCCCGGCGGAAGTGAGGGAATACACCAGCGATTCCACCACCCAGGCCCTGTCTTCACGGGAACCAAATCCCGATGTGGTGACCGATGATTCAGCGGTCAGGGGAATGTGCTTCGGGCGACACGGCCCGGTCACCGTCATTTTTTGTTCATTTCGCCTGGCCTGTGTTTTTCTGGCTTTTGCCTGTTGATCGGCGGTGGATTTCGCAGGTTGGGTATAGGGGTTGGCGAGAGACGGCCCATCGTGATCCACGGTGGTGGTTTTGGTTTTACCATCCACTTCATCGTAGTAACGCACGCCGATCTTGCCGGCAGGCTTGCCACTCTTGCTCGTGGCTTTTCCTGTCGAACTACCACGTTCCCCTTCGCTGTAGGACCAGTTTGAAACTTCTTCCGGTGTCACGGTCACACCGCCAGTCTGCTCCCCTGAAACGTTTGCCGTCGCGCCCTGCAGCAGAAAGAGCCAGTATCCTCCGGAAGGTTTGCTGACGGCATTACAGGTGCGGGCCAGCCTGGACAGCAGATTCGCATCCGATTCAGCCACCTGATCCACATGGTCAATATGGATGTCGGCCAGCTCACTGGCCACGCGAGCGATCAACCCGTTATCCGTTGCCACCGTTTTGACAATGTCGGCCAGACGCAGGTTATCCCAGCTGCGGGTCTTCTGGCTGAGTACATCGCCGGGTTGCTTCTGGGCGTTCATCGGCGCGGCCGTCGCATAGATTTCAATACGCCGCGGCGGGCCACTGCTGCCCACCCCCGCAACAACAAACCAGCCTTTGTCGGTCAGTTGGTCATTAAACCCCAGTCCCACCCGCAGGCGGGCACCTTTGGCCGGCAGTGCCATGGTTTCCGAATGAAGGGTAATCTTCAGTTCATCCGCTTTCGCGGTGGCGCCGCCATAGTCAGTCAGGGTGAGCTCCACCAGTCGTTCCTGCAGCGCTCGCGTAATATCTTTCCCTTCCGCGCTGACGCTGAACGCCGGCGCATATTCGGGTGAAACACTCTGCGCCATATCACTAGTCCCACAAACTGAAAGGTGAATCATCAACAGGCGGTACCAGATCGGGCAAGGTGATCATTATCCCTGCCGGATAAATTGCGTCCAGGTCCGCCAGTCCCCGGTTAGCTTCAAGTACCTGAGTGACCGTAAAGGAGAGGTTCCCGGTGCCGTAATGTCGCGCGCAAATTGCATCCAGCACGTCACCATCACAGGTCTGATAAATCGTCGGCATAATGTTTTAACGTCATATTCCAGCTTTTATTACGGTGACCGCCCCCCGGCAGAAATTTATTCGTCGAGTCAGAAAATTCGGTCACCACCCACCAGCCCAGCACATCCCCTTCACCGCTGACCAGCTGTTGCGGTTTTGCCTGGTCGCTAAGGTCATGGAGATCGTTTACCGCATCCACACCTTTGCGGAACATAGCATGCGCCTCCCCCTCCAGTCTGACCGTCCGGCCGGGTTTCCCGGTATACTGCAGAAGATCCTGTTTACCGATGCGCTCCTGCTCACTCCAGCGCCAGCTGGCTTCCCGGGTCAGCTGGTTGTACGCAGTGGAGTCTATCGAGAACGCGAAGTCGCCAAGCATCATCATTACCCGGGCAGCCTGACCTCCCCGAATGGAAGAAGACTGCGCCTGCCCGAAATCTTCAAAGACAGGAATAATTTCGCTCACCAGTTAAACCCTCCATCCTGCATGCTGCTGTTTCCCGCAAACGCCGGGGCCGTTTTAGTGACGCCGACAACGGCATCAGCAATCCCCTGCTCGCTCTGTCCGGGCGCACCATTAATGGTGAAACTGTAATTTTTGACACTGTGATCGTTAAATTGCGGTGTCTGGCTGCTTTTATCAGCCTCGGACAACTGCTGCATCAGCACATCCCATGCTCCGCCAGATGACCCACTATCTGATTGATTAGCTGCAGCGCCGCCAGGGCCTTTCAGTGCCGCATTCCAGTCTGGTAAACCATCAGTATCAGGCGGGAGATACATTTCCAGAGATTTGTTGAAGGCTTCATCATCACGCTTGAAATAACCGTGGGTCTCGGCGTACGATTTTTTCACCTGTTCAGGCAGTTCGGGATGGGCCAGCAACTGTTGTTCGAGCCAGTCTGCCTGCCCGGTTTGTTGTGCCCTGAAGCGGGCGAGATCAATCCCGTCTTTTCCGAGTGAGGTCAGTACCCCCTGCCGATCGGCCCTTTCATCGGGCAGAAGCCAGGACAGTTTTTTAGCCAGTGCGTAAATAATCTTCCCGACAAAGAAAACCCCCTGACCGAATGTCAGCACACCGGGGTAGAGGTCATGGCGCAGAAAATTCACGACACGCCGGATCCCACCGCCCTTAAACCAGTCAGCTAAATCATCCGTGAGTTTGCGAATATCAGGTGACAGCTCATTACCCAGTTGCCCAGAAATCTCCGCCATGGCGGAAGACAACACGGTCTGCAGGTCGCTGATGGCCCGGCTGCCGGTGATCGCCCCGTCCGCTCCCTCTTTTGTGACCAGGTTATATCGCCGTTGTTCGTCCATCAGATCGCGATAACTTTTCCCGGACTGCTTCAGGAGCATCAGCAACTTACTTGCCTCTCCACCAAACAGGGAGTCCAGCGCAAAAGACGATTTCGAATCATCCTTAAGGGTCAGCGCCCGCTCAATAATTTTGTCAAACTGAGCCATATTACTGAGCCCGGCAAAATCCCCGGCTTTAAACCCGAGGGTCTCAAAAGCATCCTGCAGGCTACCCTGCTTCCCGTTCTGCTTATACTCGCCGGCTTTATGCAGGTACTCTTCAAACAGGTCAGCAATATTTTCCCCGTTCATATCGTACTTTTTCGCCAGTGTGTCCCACGCATCGAATGTGGTCACATCCACGCCGTAGCTTTTTGCCACACTGGCCCGGCGGGCCGTCTCCGTGTTTGTGGCGGCTGGCGCTATCAACGCCCCCAGCGCAGTGGCCACCGCCCCGCCGCCGCCAATGGCCAGACCCGGTGCCATCATCCCGCCCAGTTGCCCGGCGACGCCCAGGCCCCGGCGAAACAGCCCCTTACCAGCCCCCTTAAAGGCGGCCAGCCGTTGCGCTTTCTGCATCTGCGCATTCAGTTTTTGCTGTTCTGCCTCCGTTTTACGGATTTCACGGGAGACCTCACTGTACCGGCGTTTCAGATCGCCAATACTCTGCCCGGCCAGCTTCGCACGTTTAATTTCGGCGGCGAGCTTCGACTGATCCTTTGTCAGTTTCTCTGACTGCTTCCCGACCCCTTTCAGGCTTTTCTGCAGGCCGCTGGCCGAACGGCCCCAGGAGCTGTCGATGTTGCCGCCAAAGGTGATGACGGCTTTAAGGTTTTGGCTGATTCCGGCCACGGTTTACCGCCTCCACTTCATCAATGAGAAAATCAGAAAAGGTACTGAACGGCATATCCAGATAGTCCGTCATGGGAAAATGCAGACGCCGGCCCAGAAACCTTATTGCCCGCAGCAGCCCTTTTTCGGACGCTCGGCGGGCGGGAGCATAAAAACGTTGAAGGCGTCCAGCAGTTGCGCATAGTCGGCAGCGGTCAGCTTCCAGATATCCTGCTCACTGAGACTGCACAATTGCGCAATCATGCGGGCCTCTTTCTCTTCGTCATTGCCGCGGTCCTTGGAATGCGCAATACGGTCACGCACCAGTGGCTCCCGCATGGACACCTGTTCCAGTACAGAACCATCATCCAGCGTGAGCGGTGAATAAAAGGTAATAACGCGTGTTTCGCCAGGAAAACTCATATAACACTCCGGTATAAGAAAAACGGCCCGCAGGCCGTCAGAAGAAAGGAAAGATCAGAGCCGGACTTTTGCCGCCAGGCCGGAAAGGACATCCACACCATTAACCCGGCGCGAAAACCGCTCGGTATCGATGGCAAACAGTTCACGACCATCTCTGGTCTGCCGGTAATAGCTCACGGCGATATCGACCGTCACCGCATTTTCAGACAGGTTTGCATTACCGCGGGCGTCCGGTGTGACGTTGAAGACAAACCCCTCTATCTCTTCGATCGTCCCCAGTGCGGTACCATTCGCCAGATACCCCTGATAAGCGGTAAAACGTGGACGGTTGCCGCTGACGAAGCCGAACGCGGTCAGCATATCCGTGTCGATGCCGTAGAATTTCACCTGGCAGGTCAGCGCTTCCATGCCGTCATCAACGGGAGTGGGCGCATCCTGTGCCCCCGTGCGCAGGTCGGTTTTGACGATGGACAGTGCCGGCGGTGTGAATTCATGCGCCCCCTGAATACGTACCCCCTGCCGGAAGAAGGTCCAGACGCGTAGTGTGTTTTTTTCGCTCATGCTGCCAGCATCTCCTCAAGTGCATAGTTGTTATTCACCCGGACGCGCAGGCTGATAAGTTCAGTCGGCGATTTCGGACCGAAGTCATAGTTGATATAGAGGACGCCGGCCGCCATGCTTTCCGCGGTATTCAGGAATCGATGCTGGAATATGTGGATCGACCGCTGGACCGGGAGAACGCCGACGACATTATTGGCACCATCAATGCGTATCTCCGCCAGCTGGTCAATCTTGGCGCGATTTTCGGTGGGCGGGCCTGGCTGGATGAGGAGCTGAATACCGCGGAAAGCATGGCGGCCGGCGTCCTCTATATCAACTATGACTTCGGTCCGAAATCGCCGACTGAA